CCGGTTGGTAACCTCTGAGCTGCCCGCTATCGGTGGCGGGTTGGTCTCGCTGGTGCCGCCGAACTGAAATGCGCTTGCCAATGTTCTCCTTACTGAGTCAACGGCCCGGCTGCCACCGGCAACCGAGTACCGCCGCACAAACGCGGCCTTGCTTTTGGTGATGGTTGCGCGGTCCTGCATGAATTCGCGCTGGGCCCTCAGCCAGCCGGTGCCCTGTGGGGCCAGCAGGGGCCAGCCTCTCAAGCTATCTTCGTCCAGTTGGATGAATGGGGTAAACAATACGCAGGCGGCGGTCCCGTCGGCCTGGGCCAGTTCGCCGCCGATGGTATATTGCTCCCGGCAAGCATCCCACGCTTGCTCAACATTATCGTTGAAAAATAGCTGCCAGTCCGGGTAGTACAATACCCGCTGTTGGCCCGATTGTACCCATCGCCGCTCGTAAAACCACGGCTCAGTCAGGTCGTCAGGGTCGGTGAGGATTTGGGTTATCTGCGTGGGCTCTATGCTGCGCACGGTGGCCTGCCCGTCATACGTGGAGGCGAAAAATGCATGGAACCGCTCGCCCGTTATCAGCAGCCAGCGGGACAGTTCGTCCAGACAGTCTTTGGCTATGGCCCGCTGGTTGCGGTCGGCGGCCCAGAACGCTTGCCAGATTTTGTCTGCCTCTTCGTCCTCGGCGATAATGGACACGTTGGAGCCTACTCCATAGTAGGTCCAAAGGTTGATAATCCAGCGGGCCAGGATCGCATATTTGTACATCCGTTTGGAGTCTTTGACTGCCCGCGTCCGTTCGTCCTCGCTGTAGCCACCATAGCCGCCGACCGCTTCCCAATTCCTGAGGTCTACCAGTTCGTCCACTAGCTGAGGGTCATAATATTCGCGCATTTGCCGTAACAATTCATCCGGCGGTAGCTGATATATACCTTCCTCGTAGGCGCTGGCGAGACGCTGTGCCATTTCTGCCAGTTGGTCAATACGGCCTTGCTGTTCATCGAGCCTGTTGCCAAACAGGGCTTCAAGCCTGTCTCTAATCGTGGGCATTGTTCCCCCTATACCGTAAACGAATCGGCGCCGGATGTCCAGGTATGACCGTCCGGCGTGGTCCAACGCCTGCCCCGTTGGTCGGTGGCGTGTACTGCCTGCCACATCTTTTCTGTATCAATGTGGGCCTCGATGCACGTCTGCCCATCCTGGGTTTTGCCATGGCCGCCAACCGAGATGGCGCTATTCAGCTTATCTTCATCAATGTGAATATCAAGTTCAAGAACTTCCTGGGCCACGACGATGGGCGCGGCCAGTGATACGCCAACGGCGGTTGCCAACCTGATAAAGTCGCGGCGGGTTATGTCGGTCATTTTCCCTCCAAAAACAGCGGGCACCCAGGCTCCTAACCCAGCCTTAGGGCTGCTAATCGTACACTAGGTACGGGTTTCGGTGGCCCGTGACGCCCACTAGCCCAATAGTCCCACATTTGCCTTGCCTGAAACGATTCGAAATGTATTATCACATATCAAGGCGCCGGGCTTAACTTCTATGACCGGACGCGCCGGGCCACTTCCGGTATATTCGTTGCCGCGAAATACTATACACGCAGTCTCTTGTTCCGCACCATCCTCATAAATATTGATAGTGCTGTTGAGTATTACCGAATTGCCATTTGCCAGCAACGTTAGCAACTTCCTGCGTATCAATTCCATCTCTGCCCCCTCCATTGTTTCACAAACCAGGCGATAGCCAGTATCACCATTGATAGCGCGAATAGGAAACCTAGCCAATCAACCATCCTACCACCTCGGTCCTATCTGGACGGGCTGATAAATCACTTCCTGCTGTTGCTGGTCCTCTGCTGCCAAATGCGGCCCAACTAGGACTTGCATTACCGCGTCCCCGCAGTCTGTTGACCGTCCAATTCGTTTCCGTATGTCCTCTTTGCTCTCAATCTGTATCCTGCCCCCACTTAGTATACGCCGAACCTTTGGCGCGGTCAAATCTCCTATTAGTTCGTCATCGTCTGGTAAACAGACGTCCAATCCTGACAGCGGGTCCAATATCTCCCGCAAGGTCCACCAGCCGGCGCTACGCCAATTAGAGAATCCCAATTCGCCTGACTGGTCCCGGTAGTTCGTGCCTTTCGACGCTACAAACGGAATGGCCGAGAATCCCAATTCTATCAGCCGGTGAAGCACCCCCGCGCCAATCCCGATGGTATCCACGACAGCCTGCCCCCCACTCTGTCGCAGAATCCCGGCGACCCTGCCCGCTGTTTCCATCGTCGCCGTCATCGGGTTGGCACGAGGATGCTTCCGCAATTCCTTGATTCTCTGCCCGTTGTAACATAACGCTAGCACGGTTTGGTCGCCGCCCTCCTGCCCCCCGCCAACGTCCACGCCGACCCCCGAAAATGTGCCGGGGAATCCCTTGTCTCTCCATTCCTTCCAGCGTTCGATTGCCGCCTCTATCCAGGCCAGCGGGATTACTCCGTCTGTGTCGCTGCTGGCAAATTCCCCGAGTACCCGGTTCTGATAGACTGCTGAGCCTTCACCCCATTGTCGCCTGCGTTGGTCGGCCCATTCCTGACTGATGCGGCCCGCGCCTATCGCCTCTTGCAGTGTTACGTGCCGGACCCACCAGTCCTCTAGTCCCGCCTTCCGCGAGTGTATCTCGTAAAATCTGCCTTGCGGTTCTCCGGGTGTCGAGATTGCCAGGGCCAGGGCTTCTCCTGTTTCCGGGCTGGCAAATGCACCTTCTGCCGCATCCCATAGTTCTGTCGGTATTGCTTTTGCCTCATCAAAAACATATAAGAGGGCTGTTGCGTGGGCGCCCTCGATTGCGTTTGCGTCATTCGAGGCCAGAGCAAACGCCTCGCCGGTCTTGCCTTTGAGGTTCAGCCCCAATAGTTCGGTGCGGCTATTATATGGCTCCCGACCTATTACGTCCCATTTGAGCCGCCTGGCCCATTTCCGTATCTCGGGCCAGAGGTACTTTGTGAGCTGTCTCCAGGCGCTTGCTGTTGTCGGGACTTTCCAGTCCTCACCGTCCCTGGTCAATGCAAACCAGAGAATCACCCACGAGGCCAGCGCCGTTTTCCCGAGCCCGTGAGGGCCGCGAACCGTCACCCGACTATTCAGGGATAGCCTGGTCAATATCTCTAGCTGGTATGGTGTTGGCCCGTCGCCCCGAAATTCTATGCAGTCCTGGACAAAGCCCGCCGGGTCATTTCGATATTTGGTTTTGAAGGTGCTGTACGGGTCTATGCTGCTGCCGTCCCGTTGTCGCTTGCGCCGCTCTAGCTCAGCCTCCGCCCTGAGTTGTAAGGACACTGAGCACATCCTCTCCCGACGCTAGGCGGTTTAGCTGTTCGTCTGTCAGGGCTGACAGGTCCAGGCTTTTAACCAGGCTGCTGATTTCGCGCTTCTCTGCGGGATATAGCCCCTTGAGCTTTGCCCGCTCCTGAATACACCGTAACACTACGCCATAGTCTCGTTGGCTCCAGGCATCTCCCTGTAATTGGTCAATTGTGGCAAGCTGTTCAGCAATCCACGCGGCGGCGTCTTCCGCTGCCCGTTCGCGCCAGCCCTCTTTCAGTGCGTCAATGTCATTCTGGATGGTGCCCAGGCTGAATGGCTCGCCGGTGGCCGGGTTTAGAATCATCTTGCCGATTTCGTCCATTAGCTCGCGCCGCGTGATGTTTGGCCGGCGTATCAGCATACTGGAGATTAAACGCCTCCGCTTTTCTAGCACCCCGTTACCATTGCCGTTCTTGCCATAACCTGCCATTGTTCAGTCCTTGCGTTCACTCGCCCGCGTCACGCTCTCTATCTCAAAATCCACACCGAACAGCAACTTAGCAGCATTGCCCAATTCTCGCGCCGTTCGCAATCGGGACTGGTTACTATTGATTCGCTGCCTGAGCAATTTCAGTGCCTCGCTATCGTCTCCGCTGAATGTGAGGATGTATTGTTTGTATTTCACCTGCCCCCCTCTAGCAACTCAAAGCCGCCAACCATATCCCAAATTACGCTATCGTCAACATTGTCCTGTTCTTTCGGAATTGGCGAGACTACAATATTCAGTAATTGCTCCCGCCACATAAGAAGCTTGGCTGCTTCTCCTATCTGGTTTTCTGGTATGTCAAGCTGAATCCGCATCCCGCCTGAGCCATGAAAGGAGATCGCGCTTTGTGTTCCTGGGAACGATGCTATAAATTCGGCCCGCTCACCCATCTATCGCATCCATAGCGCCGATTAGCAACACGGCGAGCAATAAGATAAATACCAGCTCGGCAAGGTGGCCGTCAGTCACCTGCCTTCCATGACAGCGTTCATTAATGCCATCTGCGCCCCCGCATATAGCGCAGATTCCCGTTTCCGCAGCCGAAATGAAAGCCAGCGCCGGAGGCGGCACATAGCATCTAGCCTGTCTCGCAGCTTGGAATATTCCATGTATTCGGGAATCTCAGTCATGCGAATACGAATGCCGATATTTTCCAGCAGGCTAGTTGCCTGTCGCTGCATCATGGGAATCATATCATCAAACACTGGATCCGTCATCTTCCGCCCTCCATTCGAGCACCGTCCTCTCGTGCAATCGCCGCCACGTCCAGAGCACCAGCCGCGAGTCGTGCCAGGCCCGGTACAGGAGGCGAATGTAATACTGCTGTTTCAGCATTCGGCTTGCTCATTCTCTGCCAGCATCCTTACCAGTTCCCGCCAACCATCGGCCCGTTTATGTCCCTCTATGCGCTCGCGGGCCAGCTCGAAAGCGTTCACCCGGACCGTTACCTCGTAGTTGGCTGTGTCCTGGTCGCCGGTCCCATCGTTGCGGAATAGGATGATTAGCATTGTTCTGTCCGTCGCTCCTGTACCGTGCGCTGCCCGAAATGCCTGCGCGGGTTGCCGCAACATGGCCCGGAGCATACTGCCGGTGTATTCCACCGATGCCCGATGCCGCCGTTCCAATAATCGCGCCGCTTGCGTTTGATGCGCTCATTTTGGTGTCTGCGCCAGGCCCGGGTGCGGTTCATTCTGTCACCCGATAGGCCCGCCGCTTGCGCGAATCGGCCATAACCCAACGCCAAGACAGCTTGCCATTCTCCACATTATCGTCAAGGCGCCGCTGTGCTGTTGGTTGTGAGCAATTCCATAATTGGGCCATTTGTCTGACCGTTACCTCGTCCGGTCGAATCTGGGGCAGTGGTTCGCAAATGCTGGTTATTTCGGCTATGACTGCGGCCCGCAATTCTGCCTCTGTCACCCCGGGCACTTCTTCTACTTCGCCCACGCTACGCTCGTTTCCGGTTTCCGCAGCCACCAAAAATGTCTCCATGCCCCACCCTCACACAATAGCCGCAAGCCCCCAGGGATAAAATGACTGGCCGTTGCGCTCTTGACGCCCCGGCCCATTATCCAATTGCTTGCTGCCTGCCATCCCGGAATGAAAAAACAACAGGTGTGCCCATCGCAGCCGGGGCCCTGCCAATAATGAACGTGGTGCCTGATAACTACATCGGGGGGCTCTATGCCAGATTCGTTGTATTCGGCCTTGGTATACTGCGCGTGTCGGGCCGCTGCTGCCCCCCTAGTATTCGGCACCCATGATTTTGTCCCCGGTGTGTGTGCCACCTCGATTTTGACCCCCTCGTGATTGCCGGTGTAGATCCAATGGCTCCAGTGTGGCCCATTCGGTATCACGTTCCAGCCCCGCCCCGCAAATGTCCGGGCGTATCGCTCGGTTGCGCATCCGTGGCTGGGTGTGCCCCGGACAAAATGCCATTCGTCAACCACTGGTTCTGCTATCGAATATACAGCCTCTACAGCCTGGTCCTGGTCATCCTCATCGGCACTCACCAATTGCTTGCTGCCGTGATGGTCGCCGTCCCGCTCATCGCCACCCGAGATTGCTACGACTGTGGCTTTGTGTTTCCTGGCAAGCTCTTTGGTGTCCTGCCAAAATTCGCGCCACCTGCCCAGATACCAATCCTGTAATATTGACGGTCGCCAAGTTGCATTGTCGGCCAACACAACCTCGTGAGGCCACATGGCAAGGCTTGACCCGATGTGCGTGTCCCCAAAATGCACGGTTAGAATCGGGCGATCCCTTTTGAGTATATTCACGTGGTAATGTACCTGTCAGTGGAGGGCTCTGACATTGTTCCCCCTTTTGCTGCCCCTTGGGGGCTGCGGGTGGTGGCCCGCAGCCCCGTCAGAAAGGAGAAGGAGCTGCCCCGAAGGACAGCCCTGCTTACTTGGTCAATGAGTCTGGAATCGCGGCCAGGGCGTTCTGCTTCTCTACCCCCAACGCCTTGAGATTGTCAAGCATCTCGGCGCCGAGCCGCATCGCCAGCAATCCCCACGTAACGTCGCCAACCCAGGCCATTTGGACGGTCTCGCCAAAGAAGCTGAACGCGCCATAGATGCCCACAAGCGGCAGGATTTTCTTGTACAGGAATTCGGCCAGCTTGACCAATTGGAACTTGCCCGTCGCCACACCGACCGCTACCGCAAGCACGAAGTTGAGCACGATTTGCCCGACCAACCATTGCACCTGCCACTGTGACCAAAGCCACGCGAATGCATCCTGTAGCCATGTCAAGATAGAATTGAAGTCCATTTACCTCTCACCTCCGTTCTGTTAGGCACATTATAGCACAGATTGGCGCAGGCGTCAAGTTGTCTGGGAATGCACAAAAACTTTAATATTAAACGCTTGACAAATCGCTGCGTTTGTGGTATGATAGTGTTACAATTAACACAAAGAAAAGGAGACAGACAGATGACAGAAATCACCGTAACACTGCAACCGGTAGGACGATTCTGGAATGGGCTAGTAGACGATGGGCAGGGCTTTCCGGCCCCGTCCAATGTCTGTGAATACTACTGCTCCATTTGCGGTTGGCGCGATGGCGACGGCGGCGGCGAGGGCTGGTGTGAGCACAAGCAGGCAGTCTTGGACGCGCTGTGCGATGAACTGGACAGCGAACTGCCTTTTGATGCCGAGAGCGACAAAAAGGCGGCAACACTGCGGGCGGCTATCCGTGAGCTTGAGCAGGTGCGGGACAGATGACCGAGGTTGACGGGTGGGTAGTCTTTAACCGCATCAAGCAAGTGGTTCCGGGCGATGCCTCGTGGCTGATTCTCGATATG